ACGTTCGGTGTGGCTGGCATTGCGACTGTGACTGTCGCGTTGGCAGAACCCTCTGTGCCAGAGCGGGTGACGTGGACTGTGCTAGTCGCGTCGAATGAGGCCAAGTCTGTGCCGCTATTGTGCGTGCCGTCCGAGGTTGTCGAGAACGAAAATATGTGGCCCGTGTTCGATGCGTCCGATACGTCGAAGATGTAACTGATACCCGGCTGCATGGGGAAAGTCGGGGCTTTGTCATAGCCGCTATGGAACCCGCGCCCTTCAGGGAATTGTGGCTTAATGTAGTAGTAGCTTTCCGCTCCGTAATTACGGACGTGGACAGTGTACTGCACAACTGACGCCGACGAGACGCCTTCCTTATACAACATGTCGCCAGCGGTTGTCATAGGTGTGGTGACTGCCTGTGCAATGGCGGCTGTGTCGATGACATGATCGTAGGTGGTTCCGTCGCAGAATACCCAGCCCACCGTGTTCGCGGCGATGGTTGGCATGTTGCTTGTCTGGCCTAGCGTCTTGACCTTAATGGGTACTGGCAAACTGTTGTCGATGACGAACGCGACGCCCTTAGTCGGGGCCGTGACAACCACTTCCGTTGAGGTCATAGATACCCCAATCAAAAACTTTACGACTGTGCGAGATACTTGCTCGTCTGTAAGGGTGTAAGCAGTCGTGGTGGAAGCAAAAGTGATTACTTCGGCAGGCTTGGTGGCCTCGTTAATCATACTGAGCATAGCGTCTGCGCCAAACAGCCGCTCGGCTGCTGTCGAGAGATACACTAAGTCGCGTGAAGTTGCCGCTGATGCGCCAGTATCATCTGCTAATGTTTTGCCGCGCGTTTTGATTGCATCGACAAGTTCTTTAAGAGAGTTCGTACTCATTTTTTTCCCTTTCTAAAGGACATCAATGTCGAGCAGGACGGCTTCCTCAAGCCGATCAAGTCGCGGTTCTGAGTTGGTTTTAAATTCTTGGACTTCGGATAGGATTGCGTCGCCGTCGAAGAACAGCGCCCATTTGGTTACGTCGATTACTGCGCCTGACGTATGCGGGATGACGCATATGTAGACCTTCTGACCGCTCTGGATCATGTCTAGTCGTTTGTAGTTTGTGCCAGTCGCGTAGGTTCCGCGCTGGTTAAAGAAGTTTTGGTTGGTGTCGAACCATCCAGCGTTGGCATCGGTGTAGTGGCCAAAGCGTGCTTGAAAGACTGGGTTCGTCGAACTTGCTTCGGACACACGGAACTGTAAGGCGGTGGGGTTGAGGTTGCCCTCGTTGGTGAACAGGTTTTGCATCAAGGCTGGGAGAGAGAACGTACCCTGTTCGCAATCTTGTAGGTACTCATCAAGTACGTGCGTTCCCGTCTTATTGCTGCGGAAACTAATCTGTTCGCCAGTGGGCCTTGTGTACGCCATGTTAAACCTTGCCTGTGTTCTGTGACAATTTAACCGTTATCTCAGGGCAAGTCGTCCTCACTTATTCCATCCCCAACTTTTGCATCATGGCGATGATTTTGGGACGGGTGAGCGTGTACTTTTCGTCTCGCTCGTACTGTTGCTCTAGGCCAGACACGCGGTTCTTTAAGTCGGCGTCGTTGTACTGACCGTTGATTATAACGAGCTGCACCAGCTCGTCGCGCAGGGCGTTGGTAGCAAGTTTGGCTGCTTCCTCTGCGACTGCCTTGATGTACTGGCGCTGTAAGCCTGTGAGGTTGGTGGCTTCCTCTATGCTGGCTGCTGTTGGCTTAGTCATTCTATTCCCCTTGGCGCTTTAGGTTGCCCTTTTGGATTTCTTGCTGCATCTGCTCTTGGGGCATGACGCTGGCTCCGCGCATACGTTCCATCTGCATTTGTTGCTGTGAGGGCGACATGCCTTGTGCGGCTTCTTTCTCAGTGATCTTGAACTGGTCTAAGTCGCTGACGCCCATAGAGCGTATGGCTTCCTCTGCGATCTTGCCGACCTTGTATTCCATATTAAGGCCAGTCTGGTTCATAACTTGGAGCATGTTCATCCAAGTCTCGGCAGAGCGTGTGGGTTCTACTGGCAGAGTTCCGTCGACTATGAGGTAGTCTACTTCACCTTGGAGCATAGATATGTCGAAGTCGACGTAGTCGTCTTTAATCATATTGGTTAGCTCGCCGGGGCTGTCCGTCCCCATAATGCGCAAAGAACCTTCGTAGTCGAGCGCGTCTTGCAAGTTGCTAACCATCATACGGACCAGGGGGCGTACTGTTGTCGAAGACATTATGCGTGAGATTACGCCAAGTCTTTGGGAGCCTAGCTGGGTAAGTCGTTGGATTTCTGTCGCGGAACGTATGCCATCTGCTGTCGGCATACCCTGTTGGGCGTCGCTGGCGGCAGACACACGCTGTTTTAAGTCTGACATGGCCCCAATGTCGTTCCAATGGCCCCTAGTTACGTCGGGTATCTCGGCTATGAAGACGCCATCACCGGGTTTCGTGCCGGGAAGTGTACGAACTAAGCCCCACGGGTTGCGGTCTATTAAGTCTGGCACAGATACGGCAGTGGGGTCGACGAAGATTAGGTTGTTTAAGGCCGCTTGGACGTTGTCGATACGGCTGCGAAGTAGCCATGTGCTTATGTCGTGCAGGGGGAGTAGTAGATCGTATAGGGATTGGCCGTAAGTCTTGTGGCTATCGTGGTACAAGCCGCCAATTACGACGGGGAACTGGCGTCCGTAAGGGTTTAGACGGCAGTTTATGATAGCGCACTCGTCCAGAACGGTGACTAGCATCCATATCTGTTCGATGCTGGGTATGCCAATCTCGTATCCGTTAAACCTAACCCATGCTTCGTCGACTATTCGGCTCTCTTGCAGGGTGAAATGATAACCATTCTCCTGACCTTGAGGGTCGTCAGGGTTAATTGATAGGCCTCGGCCCTCTTCTTTAAACCAACCATGCGCGTCCCACGAGTGTCTGCTCTTTTCTTTACGTCGAAGGCCCGGATATTTGGATACTTTTGGGTATAGACCAGAGCCTAACAGAGCCGACGTGGACATATGGTCCGTAAATACAATAAATTGCATACGATCCCAGTCGCCCCAGTTCACTCTGGGGTCGGGGAAGCAACGACGTGGGTCAAAGTTGACGATGTCGTTCGTCTTTTTAACTGGGTTCCAGACACATTTGGTTGGGGCAAAGCCATAACGTATGCTGTCTAAGAGCATCTGGGCTAGGCGTGCCTCGCCTGCTGTACGGCGCATGTGCTGGTGTAATAGGCGCTCTAGGATTTGTGACGACTTGCGGGACTTGCGGTTTAATCCTTCAAGCTGGAACATCGGATTGCGGCCTGTGAGCGCGGCCATGAGGTATGTTAGGACTGTGTCGCTGATAGCCCGTGTGTCTGCGACTACAGCCTTCTCTCTGAACTTTGTGCTGTCTGCTGGAACCCATACGTCGTGCGCCCTGTCAGCGTCTTGCCAGTGCTTGTGACGGCCTCTGATGCGCTCGTGAGACATCTTGGTGCAAGCACGAACGTAGTCGATCAGCTTCGTTTCCTGTTCCTCTGTGAGCATGTCAGAAATGTCTTCGTACTGCATCAGAGCTTCAGCGTGTTCTGATAGGTCTACGACGACGTCTTGCGCCTCAGAGTAAGGCTGGTTCTTGTAACGCATTATAGTTCTCCCCAGCCTTTAAACTCAGGCTGATGCTTTAGGTCTGTAGCCCACCATTCCTTAGTTTCAGCCTGATTGAATTGAGCCGAAAGAGAGGAAGCCATGTTGATTGGTCCGTTCATTAGTTCGCTGGCTGCTCCACCCATTTTTGCAATCGCCTCTAAGCCCATAGAAAGGGCGTCAATCTGGTCGTCGTGCTTGCCCGATGGAAAGGACTGGGCCTCTTCCATAAAGCTGTCGAGCCATAATGCACTATCTGGCAGATAAACTCGTCCCCCCTCTATGAGCGGGAGTACGGCGTTAAGACGTGAGACTTTATCGCTGCCAACTTTGACTGGTAGGACGGACATGCCAGACTGATTTCGCAACTCTTGTATGAGCGACTGACCGCTTGCTTTGTCCTCTATGTATAGGCCGCGTAAACCTCTGCCTCGCCACTTGGCGTTGAGGGTTATGGCTGCACGTTTAAGTTCAGGGAAGTCGTACTTGTCTCGGACGACGTCGAGGATGTGGATGTCGTTTAAGTCGTCAAGGCCAAGCACCATCATCACGGAATAGTCTGCGGTTTCAGTCTTTTTAAAGGCTGTGTCTGCCGCGATTATGACCGTGTTGCACTTCGGTACATCGTTAG